GAGATGGACTACATCGCGTCACGATTGCAGAACCTCAGGGCCATCGCGGCTGCATTCGGCATAGCGCCGTCGTTCTTGGGCGACATGGAACAGTCGACGATGGACAACATGAGACAGGCGCGGCTCGCCCTGTATGAGGACGTCGTCATCCCGCTACTCGATGACGTGAAGTCCACGATGAATCTCCGGCTCGCCCCGATGTATGGAGACGGCGCGACCATCACCTACGACCTCTCAAACGTGTCCGCACTGAAACAGGGCTACGGCGAGAAGGTCACGAACGCACAGAAGCTCTGGTCAATGGGCGTCCCCTTCGACCAGATAAACTCGCAACTGGAACTCGGATTCAGGAAGTACCCGGGCTGGGACGCAGGCTATATCCCGTTCACGCTGCAATCGACGAAGATGCTCGGACCCGTGGAGACGAAGGCGGTCACGGAGCAGTTCAAGGCCGCTGCGTGGCATCGCGTCGATCGCCGCAAGGTCGCGTGGTGGCCGGTGATTACGAAGCGGCTCATGCCACTGTACGAGGCGGAGCGAGACGCGGTAGCCAAGGCTCAGGGCGAGGCGGCGATAATAGCAGCTGTCGAAGCCATGGAGCCGGAGTGGCAGAAGACCATCACCGGCGTGCTCATGGCACTCGTTGAAGACTTCGGCAAGGACGCCGGCGCAGCGCTGGGCGGCGATGTCCGCATGGAGCGCCGGTGGGAGTTCGATCCCATGAATATCATCCTCGCCGAGTGGGTGCGGACGCTGGCAGCGGAGGAAGTCCGCACAATACTGGCGACGAATCTCAGTGATGTCCGCAAGGTGCTGCAACAGGCGCTGGCAGAGTCGTGGTCAAACGACGAGACTGCGAAGGCACTCCGAAGTTTCTACGATGACAGGTCCCCGTACAAGGCGATGCGGATTGCGCGAACCGAGACCACGAAAGCGGCGTCTCATGCTACGATAGAAGCAGGGAGGCAGTCCGGATTGTGCGATATGAAGACGTGGGTCACGGCGCGGGATGACAGAGTCAGAGACGAGCACGCGGCCATGGAGGGCGAGACCGTGCCGTTGGACGCGCGATTCTCGAACGGGCTGGAAGGCCCAGGCGAGCCAAACTGTCGGTGTGGCGTGATTACGCCGGTGAGGTGAATATGGAACGTAAATCAGTCGCGTTTGAGATCAAGGCCATCGACGAGACCGAAGGCATATTCGAGGGCTACGCTTCAACCTTCACAAAAACCCCGGACTCGTATGGTGATGTCATCGACAAGGGCGCGTTCAAGAAAACGATCAAGGAGAATCGCGGCAGAATCAAGATCCTCTGGAATCACAACGCGGACGAGCCGATAGGCATCCCGCTGGAATTGCGAGAGGATGACACCGGCCTATACGTCAAGGGCAAGTTGTCGCTCGGCGTGCAGCGGGCGCGTGAAATCCTCGCCCTGATGAAGGATGAAGTCGTCAACACTATGTCGATAGGCTTCAGGACCGTCACCGAGGCCATGGAGGGCGAGGTGCGCCACCTCAAAGAGGTGAAGCTCTACGACACTTCCCCGGTCACATTCGCGGCAAACGAATCTGCCTTGATCACGTCGGTCAAGGCCGTGACACCGCATGACGGCACTGAAATCACAGAGACCATCGAGTACCTCCAGGCACTTCTCACTCAGTACGACGACCAGGAGCCGCCTAGCACTCCTGCAGTCGAGGGTGACGAAGCCGCAGAACTGGAAGTGGTACTCTCTGGCATCAACGCAGAGATGAGCGGATTCGATGCAGCCGAGGCGGAAACGTTACTCGAATCAGCCATCGCAAGAGCAGGAGGCTAGGATAATGCCCGAACTGAAAGATCTGGCAACCAACATAGCGACCACGTGGGAGGCCATGAAGGCGAAGAACGACGAGGTAATCGCCGAGGCCAAGAAGACCGGACAGGCAAGCGCCGAGGCGACAGCCGAGCTGACGAAGCTCAATGCCGCCATGGACGCGCAGAAGGCGCAGCTTGACGCCCTGGCGCTCGATGTCGCCCGCAAGGATGTCGTGAAGCCCGGAGAGATAAGCTCAGAGGAGGCGGAGCAGAACAGGGCGTACAAGGCCGCGTTCTACAAGTGGGTGCGCGGTGGCTCGAGGGAGCTTGCGGCTGACGACATCCGCACCCTCAAGAACGCGCTCCCGCCCGAGCGCAAGGCTCTGGTCGAGAACACCGCCGGACTGTATCTCGTGCCCGAGGACATGGAGGCCGAGATTATGCGGGCGGTGCCGCAGATCAATACCCTGCGGAACTACTGCCGCGTGCGGCCCACGTCCAGGGACAAGGTGCTTGTCCGCTCACTGACCGAGGTATCGGTCGGCTGGGGCAAGCTCGAAACCGGCACCGACATCACCGAATCGACGGTGACTCCCAGCAGGGACACCATCTACGTCGAGGACCTGTACGGCCTGACGAAGGTCGGCGAGGACGAACTGATGGATACCGACGCCAATCTGGCGGGCATCCTCACCGATTCCTTCGCTGTCGCAATCGCCAACGCGGAAGCGGAAGCCTTCGCGGTTGGCCAAGGGCACGCGACCTACTCGGAGCCTGACGGCGTGGCAGTCGACGCGACCATCCTCGCCAGCTACAAGGCAGACTGGACCACGGCGGACACCGTGCTCATCAACGACCTCCTCACCGCTGAGTACACCCTGCCCGCGCAGTACCTCAATGGCTCTGTGTGGCTGATGAACCGCAAGACCGAACTCGCGGCCAGATTGCTTCGGGCCGAGGTCGCGGCCGGCTACTACGGCAACTACCTCTGGCAGCCGTCTCTCCTGGCCGGAGCGCCCAACACCTTCGACGGCTTCCCCATCGTCAACCAGAACGACATGAACTACCCCGCAGACGCGACCCTTGGCATCAATGTCATCTTCGGCAACCTGCGGCTGGGCTACATGATCGTTGACCGACAGGGATTGACCATCCAGAGGCTTGACGAGCTGTATGCAGACCTAGACATGAATCGGGCCGGTGAAACTCCGGCCCTTCGGTAAATACGTGTGGAGGTATAAATAAATGGGACAGACCATAGCGGAACAGGTGCTGGATGTGGAGTTCACTATCACTGAGAACGGCACCGAAACTCCCAATGTCGCCATGCAGTTCAAGGACTTGGCCGGTAACGACATCGACCACCCGGTTGCGGTCATATGCTATCTGTCATCCGATACCGCTGGACAGATATTATCCGGCGGTGACGTGACGGAAGTGGCGATCGGAACCAACGGAGCGCTGCTCGCAGAACTCACAGCAAACCAGATAGGGTTGTTTGTCTCCGAGGCAGACGGCGACCTCGACGTGGATGTGACGGTCGGCAACACAGACACGGCGTATTTCAACGTCATCATGCCGAACGGCGAAGTCAAGACCTGCGCGACGGCGTTGCACTACTCCAGTTGATAGGGGAAGAACACACGAAGGGCCGGGGGGTGTGACCTCCCGGCCCACGGGAGACGATGATGAGAGTACGAGTTACAAAGAGGTTCTGGTACGGAGCGCAGAGGCTTCCCCTGAAGCCTGGCGACGTCGTCAACATTCCCGAGGCCGAGGCCCGGACATGGCTGCAACACGGCATGGCGATGCTCGATAAGACCGTCGACGTGCCTGAGAACAAGGCAGAGCCGGTTGAGCAAATCGAGGTCAAGGCGAAACCCAAGCGCAGGCGCAAGGCGAGGAAATGAGCCTATCTGACAACGCCCTCGTGACTCTGGCGCAGGCGAAGGCGCATCTGCGCATCGCTCAGGCGATAACGCTGCAAGTATCCGCCGAGTACGTCGGCATGGGCGACGGCACCACTGTCGAATTCACCCTCGACCACACTCCCCTCGAAGGCACTATCAAGGTCTACGTCGACTCGACGTTGAAGGTGCTGACCACCGACTACTCTGTGTCCGGTACCACACTGACCTTCACGGTCGCTGGCAAGCCCGCACTGAATAAAGCCATCACCGCGTCCTACGACTACACTGCTACCACCGACACCTACGAGGCCATGGATGACGAGCTTGTTGAAAGGCTTATCGAGGCCGCTACCATGGAGGCCGAGCGCTACACCGGCAGGGCGTTCGTGCAAAGGTCGTTCACTGAATCCCATCACGGGGATGGTTCGACCACGCTCCGGCTCTACCATACGCCGGTTGCATCTATAACCTCGGTCTCATACCGCATCGTCGACGGCAAGACGGGCGACGGCGAGACCGTGGCCTTCGTTCTCTCAGGCACTCCCAAGACCGACTCGCTGAAAGTCTACGAGGACGGCGTACTCCAAACCCTGACAACGGACTACACGTTGTCGGGCGCAACTGTGACATTTACCTCGGCTCCGGCGGACGCGGCCAAACTGGTATTCCGCTACGAGGCCGAGTTATACATCTCGGACGATTACACCGAACGCCTGCACATCGGCAGGCTTGCCGGCGCATGGTACGAGGACTATGAGTATCTCGTGACCTACACCGCAGGCTACGCCGCGACCAGGGCGCTGGTGCAGGCATCCTACCCCGATGTGGTGCAGGCCGTGCTGCTGACGGTAGCTTATCTGTACGAGCATCCTATCGACAGGATTGACTCGGAGAACAGGGGGCTTGGCGCAGTGTCATATAACCTACCTTCGACAGCCAAGGCCCTGCTGAATCACTACAAGGTCGGGTGGCTATGAACGATGTAGTGCTGGTAGAAGAGCGGACGGTGACGATGGATTCCAACGGCGAGACCGTTGTCTGGAATCCGGTACAG